ATTTTTATCATTTAGTCATTTTTGAACAAAAAGATCAAGGGGCTAAATCATGATGGGATTATTGGCTCAGCAAAGCATCGGCAATTCGGGAACTCGCCGGGCCCGTGATTCCCCTCGCCATCGATGTATGGTGGATCGTCGTATTTGAACACCTGCCCCTCTAGTTCTGCGTGTGATTCCCTCACATCCCCATCCTGTGCGGTACGCCAGATGTATTGATCCGCCCCAACGTATTCCGCCCTTGCCTGGGTCATGGCTGCGTTAGCTTTTGCGATTTCCGTTCTTGCGATTAGGGTGGCACGACTGGCTGTCACCTCGCCGGTACGTGCTATCTCCTCCGCTACCTGGCTAGCCCGTGACCCGTCAATGCTCGCCTGCTGTGCCAATGCCTGAGCCCTTGCCCCCGCCTCTATTGGAAGACTTTTGATCAGCGTCACCTGATCATTTTGAAGTTTTGTCACCGTCGCCCCCAGTTCGGTGGTCGCTCTTAACGTTCTGAGTTCCCGGCCTAGCTCTCTGGATGCCTCGGTCCATGCCTTGAGGTTGTTTTTTTGAACGCTTTCCAAAATTTTCGCTGTTAGCGTTTCCGCCCACGGGCCCAGTGAACTTGAGTACGCCCTTAATGCCTCGTTCATTTTTTTTGTGTCGGTGATTTCGGCCCCGCTTGTGTGCCGGGCGATTATGTCGGCAACCAATCGAGCGACCCGCCGAAGCTCTGCAGCCATGCGTCGCTCGGCCTGTCTTGACCCGGCGAACCTACTCATTGAGTGGCGTGGTCTCTATGGGAACATTTTCCACAGGCATTGGGGGCGGGGCCATTTCTGCCTCCTCAATAGACTCCTGCGTGATGTTCGAATAGATTCCAGTCGCCTCGCTAGATTGACGCAGCTCCTTCATTGCCGTGACCTGATCGATGATTCCTGCGTCGTATGCCTTTATAATGGTGTCAGTGACGACCGACGATATATCGGCCTTTTCTCTTTCGCTCGTTTGCCAAAGTGGCGAAAAATCAAAGTCGAAATCATCTGGTGCGTCCTGCCCGAATAGCGATCTGTACATCACGCGCAAGACCAGCAGCATTCCTTCCCGTAATCGGCTCTCCTGCTGTGACAATATGTGGTCGTAATACATGCGTAGGTCACTTTCACCGGTAGAGTTTAGGCCGGCGGGCGATTGGCCGAACAATCGAACGAGTGGAATGCCGGTTGCGCCTGATATCTGCTGTCCGAACTGAAGGATGATGTCCGATAGCCCACCGAAGGAATAGCTGTGTGGCTGATACGAGTCTTCTGCGTCCAGTACGGTGAGGCCCTCGTTGCTTTGAAGCTGACGCATTGTATTAAATGTTCGACTCAAGATCTCTTCCGCATGACCACCCTCCTGAAATGTATCACGCAGGCCCTTAATCATCAGTACCCTTAGGTGTGCCTTCTCCACGAGATTCGACGCCCCCATGGTCGCAGCATCAAAGGCCACGATCCGGTCGTTCATCCGTTCAATGACAGACTCGCCCCAGTATTCCGTTTGCATTGCCTGCCATACTGGCAGCTGGATTCCAACGAATCGTATCACCCTACTATGATGCCACCTGACACCTGATAGCTTCTTCGTCGAAATGTCTGCGATGACGTCATAGTGTACTGGTAGCCCGGCATCCATGCCGAACTCAACCACCGTATTGCTCGCTGACAGTGCCCAGCGGTCATAGACTTTTAAACCACGGAACTGTCCGTTTGAAACCGTGCTAATGTCTAGTGGTGTGGACGGGTCTTGCCCATCAATAACTATTGCGGCTATCGCTCCGCCGTAAAGTCTCCCCCACTTTATTGATTCAAGGATAGCCCGCCAGACACCCAGTCGTGTGAGCTTGGTTTGTATTTTTGCAATTTTGTCTGGATCGATGCTGCCAGTAATCGATACCCCACCTCGTGTCATGTCTTCTGCGACAGAATCGATGACGGCTCCGACTATCCACGAGCCACGATACATCGACTCGAGTCGCATGCGGTCATGGGTCAACATAGTGAATCCGTATGTGTATTGGCTAATCATGTTATTCGCACCAATGCCGGTACGGGACATGAGATTCAGATACCCATCCGCCACCAGTTCCTTCGATTCTATTTTTTTCGATTCTCTCTTTTTCAAAGCATCGCCTCCGTGAATGCATACGATTTTTTTGCCACCAACATATCATTGATGGCGTCCATCATCGGGTCTACCTGGTCGTCGTACATGTGGCTGTTGTCAGATGTGAACGCCTCGCATTCGGCGACAAAGTCACTGACGAATGCGGAAGTTTCAGGGATCATAACATACCCCGCTTCAATGTAACCAAGAACATCCATGAGCCGGGTGTACTTGTCCTTGGTTCGCTGGATGCCTGCGACGGGGATGCGTGCCTTTAGCTTTAGGCCTTGGATGAGGCCGGTACCACTCGCCTTGTCCTCGATCCTCATCTGTCGCAACTGTCCATATCTCGATGGCTCCGCCTCCCGATGTTTCTGCCAAAATGCAATGGCCCGCCTCTCAAGCTCTGGGGCCTCCCACTTCCCACGAACCATATCGAGTAAATATATCTTGCCATCATCGCCTTTTCCCCAACATTCAAGCACGGAATAATCATTTCGCTCGGCTGTCTTCTGTGCGGTGTCAGCATATATCATTCTGTACTTGATTATGGGTGATTCACGGTACCTGCCGAACCACTCACCCCTAATTAGTTCACCACCTAGTATCTGCGGGTTCTGTTGGTATAGTGCCTCCCAGTTGACTGAGGCCATGGCGGCTCTTCTCTCGAGCAAAAAGTCAAGACTTTTTAACTCTGGGAATAGGGGGTCGCCTATTTTCCTGTGTTTTTCATCACGTACCGCAATAGCGGGATATGATACGACCTTGACCCCATCTCCAAACTGCTCACGTAGTCGCCCTATTGGGTCATCTATGTGCCATCTGGTCAGTATTGCCAGCATTCCAGCGTTCTCACTGAACCGGGTAAAAAAGTCG